CTTTCAAACCCTGAAAATTCCGCTTTAATTGTTTCATGAATCCAGAAAACCACATCATTGCGCGTTCATCGTTTGTGTATTTTTCAAATGTGAAAGTCCACATGTATACGCTTTTGGGCCAATGGTCGAACATACGGTCTACTGCAAATATAAAAGCCATATGGCTTTTAGAAACCGGGTATTTTAAGTCTATCATGGAACGGTGCAGGTGTTTAATATAAACAAGGCTAGCGACAGACACGCTACGCGTGTCTGTCGCCATTTCCTTGCTAGAGGTTGGTTAGAACTAGCGATGTTTTAAGGCGGGAAGCCTCTGTGCCGGGTAGCTGGAAGTCAGGGTTCTGCCTGAAAGATGATTCTCCGATTAAAGCCGGGTGATTGGGATAGAACCTACCAAAGATTACTACCCCCTGACGGCTGATTTGGTCCAAGCCTAAGTCGCCCTCTCTGTATTCCTGTCCGTCTGATAATGAGACTTGCCAGTATCCAAATAAACGAGTCTTTGCTACACAGTATACTTGATTTGTTTCCATATGGAAACTTTGCTGTGACACAGGGTCTACACTCGGTTGGGTTTGCCCTTTCGGCAAACGATGGCTCTCAGGGGACACCAGATTAGCTGCTACTGTGGTGGTGTTGCCCACGGCAGCCTGTGGAGCAACTTGAGCGACAGCCTTGGCGTGCCCCTGAGAGAAAAGCCCCGTTATAAAACTTGGTCCATATTTGTATACACACCACAGTAATGCGGGAATAATTACGCAAGGTATCCAAAAAGGCAAGCCTTTTGGTTTGTCCTTTTTGTCGGCTTTATCGCCGTGTATTCCTACGCCTTTTGAAGTGTCGTAAGTGTTCGCAATCCCAGCAACATCCAATTTGAATGTTCCAGTTTCCATACATGCGGTAGTTGCTGTGGCGGGCTCTGCATACGTCCGACGGACAAAGAGTCCAGGGAGTCTAAACATACCCATTCTTGCTTTGCTAAGGTTTTTGATATATGTGTAGTCTTGAGTGACACTTCGAAACTGCTTGTCCACATTATTGATATGTTGGGTAATACATAGCACTGTATCACCAAGTTTTCCATGTTGGCTGAGATAAAAAAGAACGTCCGCCCCAGTGTCCATCCACGCTCTGGCATTAAAGGCAATATGGACTTCATCAATAGCATAAAACACTCCGCCATCACCTTTGCATCCCCGGTAATCCGGCAGTTTACCCTCTTTCCATTCTTGCTTGCTAAGCATGGTTGGCCCGGTAAAACCATGTGGGCGCTTTGTAAAAAACGTCCTGATTTCGTCGTCGTCCAAAAGTATAAGACGGCGGAACAAATCGACCGATTTGTCTGGATATTGTTTTTGTAAGTATTCATTTAATTCAGGTAGCTTGAAAGCCAAGTTTGTGATGACGGTGCGGCTGCCATGCACCAATTCGTCTATTACCAACTTGACTCCATACAGACTCTTGCCACCACGCGGTTTGCCTGATATGAAGTGTATGCTCATGATTTTTTTCGTCTCGTTATTAAACTTCCTGCACCTATAAGAACCGTCGCAACAACCTGCTCGGTATTACTCATTGAACGCCACCACAGCCGGCGCTTGATAATACCTAAAGCATCAGGCCAGCCAGAGGTTTGTATCCTTACACCCTCACGGACAACAATAGGGGTAGACATGTTTCCATGTGGAAACAATTCTCGCATTTGGTCAGTCGTTCGATTCATGTGAACCTCCAATTATTTGGCGAACCCAGCGAGCGCCCATCATTGCGAGTCCAACAACGAGGACAAATGCAAAACCTTTCCAGAAAGTATCTTCCACGCTTGTGTGAACAGAAACAGTCCCGAGAAAGATATCGCCATTAACAGTGTTCGTGATGCTGATTACGATGTTTGTCATAATTTATTTGGTTAGCTTTGAAAGTTGTTCAAGGCAAATCCCAGCAAGGATTGCGCCCATTGTGAACATAATTAAGTCGATGAACATATTTACCTTTCTATTTTCCAATGAGGAAACGAGACACAGATGAAGCCACAAGCACCAGCTTAGAAGCACCAATGTGTAAAGCAGTAAGTGTGATTGCATAATTGACTAAAAGCACAACTGGGATTGTGTTTGAAAAAAGATAGATTGCACCAACATTTGACATGCTTGGTGTGGCTGTGTTTGTCGCATAAGCAACAAGTTGAGCGTTTACCTCGCCCAAAAACACTCCAAGAATTGTCATCCAAATTACAATAAAGGCTATTGATACAGCAACTGCAATTAGTGGTTTAACAGCTATTTCGTTTAGTCCAGCAAACCCAGCGAATAAAGTCAATCCTTTAGCACCTTACATTCAATTAGCAACAGGAACGGCAAAGATATTCGCAAGCATGGCACGTGTTAAATCTATTTTAGGTAGTGGCGTATCAGTAGCACCGCCAACAACAGGAGGAGGAGCGAATGCAAACATGGGTATTGCAGGAACAGGAATATCACAACCACAACAAGAAGTAAAGGCACAATCAACGTTTAAAGTGGTAGTTGTAGATAGTGATATTACGAAAATGCAAGATAAAACAAAAAAAGTACAAGCGATTAGTACTATTTAACATAATAATTACTATATTTAATCAACAAAGTTCTTTTATATGCTACCATTTTACGAGCTAACGATTGACGAAAGTCATGAAACAGGTGTAGATTTTAACGCTTTTGTGCTTAAACCAGCACACGGAAAGCCGTATTTTGCATTTAACAAAGATGAAAAGGTAGCATATCACTTCAATGAAGAAAAAAGAATTGTTACAGGTGTAATGATTTCAGCAAATACACCAATTTATAGAAATAATCCTGAGAGGTTTGTATTGTTCAAAGCTGAAACAATCAAAAAGATTAGATCTAAATTCCACGCTAATAAGTTTGAGAATAACGTAAACGTTGAACATGATAGCAACCGCACGTTAAGTGGTGTTAATATGGTTTCATCTTACATTATTAGCGATGTAAAACAACTTCCTTTACAATTTAGAAATCAAAACTTACAAGTAGGCACTTGGATAGCTTCTTACAAGATTGAAAATCCAACAATTTGGAGTGCCGTTAAAAAAGGAATGTTCGGAGGTTTTAGCGTTGAGGGGTACTTCGATAACAAAGTAATTAACTTAAAAAAAAGATAAATGAGTAAACCTATGAAATCGATTTTCGACTTCTTTAAAAAAGAGGAAGAAATCAAAGTAACGTTTGCAGAGATAACTACCATTGATGGTGTGGTTATGCAGTACGATGGCGATTTAGTGGAAGGTTCGGCAGTATTTGTTTTGGATGCAGAAGGTAATCAAATACCAGCACCAGAAGGACAATACCAAGTTGAATTGGAAGGTATCAAAATCGTAAACGTTGACGTAAACGGAGTTGTAACAGCTATTGAAGACGTTGCAGTAGAAGAAGAGCCAATGGCAGAAGAAATGATGTCGAAAGTTGAATTTTCATCTATGACTGAGAAAATCATTAATGATATTGATGAGCGTTTCAAATCATTAGAAAGTAAATTCAACGAGTTAGCAAACGTAAAAGAAAGCAAGTTCAAAGACGAACGTAAAAAAGTAGAAGTAAAAGAAACAATGAGTGTTTCACAAATTTTAAACCAAGTAAAAAACAAATAAAATGAGATTAGACAAAACATTAAAGGACAAATTCGGTTACGATGTATCTGGTTTAGCAGCATGGAAAGACAACACTTTACCAAACATCACAGCTGATTTAGTAGGAACTTCAACTTTCTTAGAAAAATTGATGTTAGAAGAAGGTGTTAAAGGTTCAAGAGAGATTGCTCTTTTATCTTCATCTGTTTCTTTACAAGCAAAAGCAGCGTGTGCTCCTTCACCTGACGGTTCTGTTGTATTCACTGAAAAAGTGTTGACAACTAAACCATTATACATGGGTGTTGAGTTCTGTAATGAGTCTTTAAATACTAAGATGACTCAAGTATTGAACGCTTTGGGAATGAAAAACCAAGATGGTCAACTTCCAGCACCTTTGGAAACTATCTTAATGGCTTACTTGACTAAACAACTTCAGAAAAAAGCTGAACGTATTGTATGGTTAGGTGATACAACATCTTTGGATGCTGAGTTAGTTCACTTTGATGGATTGAAAAAATTGTTAGAAGCAGATGCGTCTGTTTTGAAAACTACAACTACTTACGCTT